GCAAAAGTAAAATAAACTTTCTAATAATGCAAATAAACTTTTCTTTTTGTTACAATTTTATGTCTTCCGAGAATATCAAATCTCCGAAACGAGCATTCAACTCATTCACCAATTCCATCTGTATTGACTCAGTAAACGCACTTTCAAGGAATGGCTTTGGCTTTGTACCTACTCTGTGAATCTTTCTTGCAATGGCTTTTGCATAGGAATCATAGGTAAAATTCTCAGGTGGTTTGACGGCTTTGAATGCCATCCATTCTTTGATTGACTGCCATAGATAGGGAGTACCTTCAATGTGACCATTTCTTGTTGGCTTCCTTCCGTATTCCACGAACTCCCAGTAATCTTCAGCAAGAAGGATAGTGTTGATGGATGTGGGTGATTTGGTTATCTGTCCGGGGACAAAAGATTGTCTCAAAGAAGATGATGCGTTTATCTTTTTACTATCAAGATTCGCCCAAATCGGTGGGATCACCTTCTTGTTCCACCAATCAACGATGATTTGTTGAAGGAGTGAGCCTTGATTGACATCATCCAAGTATGTATCAAGTGCATCAGGCAGTTTGTTAATGTCTATTGTAGCCACATTAAAACGCTTAAAATTCCTAAACCTATACTGATACCCTTGAACACGGACAAAGTGCGTGAGATGGCTTTATTTTGCTTCACAAGTGAATCATTCTCCGCATTCAAGTATGCGATGTTTATCTTTTGTTTGGTGATGACCGAATCTTGTTGGGCAATAATGATGGAATCCGATGTCACAATCTTGCGTAGATGCGTGACTTGTTCCCTTGCAATTGCACCTTTGACCAAATATGTGTTGGCTTGTTTGATTGTATTGGTATCAATAAGCACTTGCCCTGATAAATTCAATGACCAAAAAATTAACCCATAGGTTGATATTTTTATCATTGTTTTCATCTTATAAGGTAGCATTTTTCTTGGATTGTTTTTCTTTTTCGGCAATGAGCTTGTCAAGATACCACTTCGCTTTGTACAAATCTTCGAGACCGTTCTTGTCTTCGCACCGCCATAAATACTTAATGATGTTACCAGTGCAAACCGCAACTAAACCTTTCTTTTTGATTGTCGCTGATTCAATGGCATCAATACATTCTATTTCGCCTTGTTTGTAGTGTGTTGGGTTGACTGCATCCATTTCAATACAAAGGTATAATAGTTTTCTTCAATCAAGATTATGTGACCTCCTCGCATATAAAGTTGGGTATTCTCAAACAACTGCGAGATGGCAACAATTTGTTCAGCATCAACCATCCCATCTTCCAAGATTTGGATAATGTCGGATTCGCCTTCAATCAAACCCATCCAGTTGTCGTTCTTGGTCTCGTGTATGATTTGAACCTTGATCATAATGTCTTGTGTGTGTATGCCCTAATTACTCTGTCACCTTTCTCGGTTCTTGTTGGGAGCATATACAACCAACGACCTCCGGTAAACTTTGGTGATGCACCTCTTTCAACATGCCAACCCTTTGAACCGTCTCCGTATTCTTCTTTGTACGCAGAAGTACGAATCATCAAAATATCACGAAGCAAAACAGTTCCAACGGCTGACAAGTATTCCACGGTGTATGTCATCTCGTAATCTTCGTGAACATGCCCCATCCAAATCGCATCAGCACCCTCAACATTCACAGACATCCGGTTATGCTGGATAGTTCCACGAGTTACAGCACCACCACCGCCAAACCCGTGCATATATTTAATGTTGTATCCAATCTTTTTGGAGTGATGGTGGAATTGATATTTTACCCATCCACCGTAACCGCCCACCTGAATTGCTGTACCACCACGATAGTTTAACAAAGTCACAAATCGTTCAATGATATCGGTCTCTTGTCGTTTCAATATGCTTGTTTCGTGGTTGCCGTATCCTATAAATTTGATGATATGTGCGTAGGGCAAGAACCATTCAACGGCAGTATTGATGATGGCATCAAAATAGTTTGAGACATTGTGTTCCGGTCTTATGTCCGATTTGTTCTTTCTGGGATCGTATGCACCTTGCATCAAGCAGAACAAATCACCGTTGATCAACACATCATTGTTTCCTTTCAACGCTTCGTCAAGATGTTTCTTCAGTAAATCTCTGTCACATTTTGGGTTGTCCCAATGCAAATCCGAGATCAAAAGAACTTTTGTTTCTTCCCACGGCTTTGGGATGACAATGATGTTGTTGTTTTTCATAGAGTGGTATCCAAGTGGATGTGTAAACCAATAGCCTTTTTCAAGCCCTCTGCTGAAGGTTTGAAGGTATCAAGGTATATCGTATCAAAGTGATTGATTGAATCAATTAGACGCATCCTTTTGATTTTCTCTTTCTCAATAATCCTTTCGTGTAATTCGACATTTAGTGGTTTTATATAGCGGACTGGTTCATCGTAATTGAAGAACGCCCACAACCAACTAAACAGGAATAACGCAAGTATTAAATATATAAGGAGTGTTGACTTGGAAGTTGATTGCATAACCAGCGAGAATATCAGTTTTTGAATCGTAGAATGGGGAAGCGTTACCGTTGATCACAATCTCAAAATCCTCATCGTCTTGTGTGTTGGCATCAATCAAAGCAAAGATGTCAGTCATAATCTGTGCGGTATCGGAAAGAACCTCAATGGTGTTTGATTCGCTTTCAAATACACGATCCATCACAAGCAATGCAAAGTTGTAGGTTTGAAGATTCCCACCGGACTGCAAATTGAATCCATCGGGATACAACCAAACCAAAGGATAATACTCAACATTCTCAACCGTCATATTTGACTGCTGACCAACGCCAAACTTGTGAACCATCTTATGGCTTTCTGCTGCCGTTTGAATCTTTTGAATTATTTGGTTTAGTGTCATTCTTGAGAAATTTGAGCAGTTTGGCTTCGTTGTTTTTTTGCCATTTATTTGTCCGTGTCGGGGAAGTCATAGTTCCAAAAACAATCTTGTGATGTGGGGAGATAAATACCACCGACAAAAGCGGTGTTCTTTGGTCTGATAGTATCAAATGTACTGCCCGGATTTAAGAACAAAGGATAATCATTGGTGTTTGTGCGGAGATAATCCCTCAATCTATTGGCATAGTATTCCGCTTTGTCACGATAACGACCTTCAATCATTGTCATTTCTTCAACTGATACCGCCCTCGCATTGTCACTCTCACGAGATGCAACCGATTTATTCATCAATTTGAATGTCATTGGAAGCATTGCTTCGGTCAATGTATAATACTTCAAACACGGTGCGATGTATGAATCCAAAAGGGTAGTATTCAACTGGGTTAATGTTCCAGCGAATGCCTGTACTTGCAACTCGTTGTAAATGCCTGAACCAATCACATCACGGATGTAGATTTCTTGAGCTTCTTTGATTGCTGACTTCAACAATTTATCGTCAACATTCTCATTCAAAGGGGTGTTATCCTTCAAGTAAGTGGTTGAAATGAAATATACAAAATTGGTCATCGTTTAATCCTCCTTAATAATTGTTGAACCCAAATATGTCTGCACTGTGGGGTGTTCACATCCAAGACGGGGTTGTGATACCAACCACCTCTCCGCTTCCATACATCGTATCCCAATTGAGTTGACATCGCATTGATATCCTCCCTTGAATATACACGATTGCTTCCATCAATTTGACGGCAGAAATCTCTTGAACCAGGGATAATCATTCCTCCTTCAATTCCGGGTGCTAATCCGTATTTGTAACGAACCACAATTTCGGTTTGCAATCTCTTTACTTCTTCAACTCCTTTCGGGGTTGTTTCAAGACCATCTTCGTATGATTTGATCAACTCTGCTTTGGCAAGTTTAGCAATCGCATCAGCGACAACCTTTGCATCCAATTTGGTGATGTTTACGATGTCTCCAACTTGAAGACCTTTGTTCTCTTTCAACACATTCAAGATGGCAGTTTCAACGGCATCAACGAACTCAAATTTGTACGCTTCAAAATTGTCTGCACTTTCTCCGTATTGTTGGAATACTTTGATGTCTCTTTCATCATCCCATCCAAAAGGATTTTGTTTTGATAGGGCAACGGCTTCAACTGGTGCTGCGGATGGCAATGCATCCCCTCCAGCAATCGGTGGAAGATTTGCCAATTGGCGTTTCTCATTGATTGTCATATTGGACAACACATTGTTTGCAACCAACGGACTCAAAGCATTGATAGCATCATTCAAAGATGATTGTTTTACATCAGTAATCAATGGCAATCCAAGTTCCTTTCTCGCTTCTTCGTTGGTGATAACTCCAGCGGTAAACAAAGCCTGATAGTCAAGACCGATTGGTGGTTTGTTGATAGTTTCCAACTTCACAGATGCGATAGGTTCAAGCAAGTAAGCAAAGGTGTCATCAATCTTTTGTTGACGGGGTTCAATGTAGGCGTGATGAAACATCTCATAGGCTTCAATCAACTCGCTACGACCTCCCAATTGTCCCTCTACACGAACACCAAACAACATTGGAGAGTTGACCTTGTGTGCAACAAATATCTCTTGTTGTACGGTCTTATTCAACAAGTCAAATTGCTTGTCAAAATCCGATGGTTGAAGGTTGTTGATGACTGATTCCTTCTCTGTTGGATCGTTGTATTGGATGATTAACCCACCAGCATTGTCCGTGCCTTGATAGTTTTCTTTGA